ATGTAATTTTAAGAATAGGATTATCGAGCCTCTTCATTCTCGATGTAGTGTTGTTGAATTTAATATCTCTAAAAAGGATATGCCACCACTACTTGCCGAGTTTATGAAAAGGGTAGAACATATACTAGAAGAGAATAACATCAATTACGAAAAGCCAGTGATTGCAGAGCTTCTTATGAGGCATGCACCAGATTGGCGTAGGGTGTTAAATGAATTGCAGAGATATTCTACCTCTGGAAATATTGACTCTGGTATTCTAGTATCAGTATTAGAAAAGTCTATTGATGATCTTATTGGATTTCTAAAAGTAAAAGACTTCCGAAAAATGCGTCAATGGGTTTCTGACAATATGGACAGTGAACCAGCTTCCATCTTTCGAAAAATCTATGATAATATGGGTGAATATGTAGACCCAAGATCAGTACCTCAATTGGTATTAATACTTGCTGATTATCAGTATAAAAACGCTTTTGTTGCCGACCATGAGATAAATATGGTTGCATGTTTAACAGAAATCATGAGTGGGGTTAATTTCAAATGACAAGAGACGAATTTTATATGAGAGAAATTGCAGAGATGCAAAGGCAAGTACACGAGCTTCAAATCAAGATTAGAAGATACCAAGAAAAGATTATTGAGCTTGAGAAAGAAATGAAAAAGGTGAAGGGATTATATGAACCTGTTTGATTATGTGAATTCCATCAACTATAGTAAGAAAGATCTTATGGTTGATGATATTAGTGAAAAGGTATATAATCCTTTTCTTATAAACAGATCTTTATCCTTTTTTAACGATACTATATTATTATCTAATGAAATGAACATTAATCATCATATTGATAATCGTCTTCAATTCGATTTTTTTATAAATATAGTTAAGAAAAAGAAAAGATTTTCAAAATGGGTTAAACCCGGTGAATTGGAAAATCTTGAACTCATCAAAGAATATTATGGGTATAGCAATGAAAAGGCTAAGTCCGTATTATCATTATTTGATGATGAACAAATTGACGAATTGAAAAAAAGGATTTATAAAGGTGGAAAACGAAAATAATGAAATAAGACAGTGGACTCCTGCAGACATGCTAGAAGTTACACTTAATGAACCAGATGATTTTCTTAAGATCAGAGAAACTCTTACCCGTATCGGTGTAGCATCTAGGAAGGATAATAAACTATATCAGTCTTGCCATATCTTACATAAGCAAGGAAGATATTTTATTGTGCATTTTAAGGAGCTATTTCTTTTAGACGGTAAGCCATCAAATCTGATTGATAACGACATTCAAAGGAGAAACACAATTGCAACTCTACTGAGTGATTGGGGTTTAATTACCTTAGTTACCCCTTCAGCTGCGAGTGATGTTGCTCCATTGAGACAAATTAAGGTTATCCCTTTTAAAGAGAAAGATCAATGGGAATTGTGTCCAAAATATAATATTGGTAACACAAAATCTTAATTTTTTTAAATCTATTATCGAAAAAACGATAAATAGTACTATGAGACGCCGAATGGTTCGGGTCTCTGTTAACCTTGCTTAAGAAAGGAGGAAATAACTATGACTAGAAGTCAATTAAGCATGCACGTACCACGCTCATTATTCTTAGGATTTGAGCATCTCTTCGACGAACTAGAAAGGATCCACGCATCAGCGAGGACTGGTTCTGACAACTACCCCCCACATAATATTGTGAAGGTGGACGATGAGAACTTTCTCATTGAACTAGCTGTTGGGGGTTTTTCAAGAGAAGAACTAGACGTTGAGGTCAAAGACGGTATTCTAACCGTTAAAGGCGAAAAATCAAAAGACGAACGTGAGTATGTTCACAAAGGCATCTCGTCACGCAAATTTGAGAAGACCTTCCGAATCTCAGAATTTGTTGTAATAGATGGTGCTGATCTTGTGGATGGAATACTAGTGGTGAACGCCAGAGTAGAACTTCCGGAAGAAAAGCGTCCTAGGAAGATCGATATAGGGTCTGCTGGGGCATCAAAGAAAAAATCTTTTTTGAAAGGCTAGTATCAGCGAACACTCAGTAGATAAGTAATAAACTTTTTTACTGGAGATAATTATGAAAGAACTAATACATGTGTTCTTAAAATATGATGATGTAAGAGAGACCCTAGGTATGGTATTGATAAGCGTGACAACATTAGCATTGGCACCACTTACAGTATATCTCTCCTGGATCTCCTTCTAAGTTGATCACTCATGCGGGGGGAGGAAACTTCCCCCAACCTTTTTTTCAAAAGGGGGGTTTACAAAGGCCCCAACCTATGGTATAATATACATCTAAATTGGGAATTATTACTTTATTATGGTTAGCTTTTATACAAACGTTTCACGCTTCAAAAGCTTTATCCTATACCGTGGTTTAGAAAACGGTAAAAGGGTCCAAAAGAAATTCAAATACGGTCCGACCTTATTTGTTTCTACACCAAAGCCAACTAAATGGAAATCCATTGATGGCAAACCAGTAGCTCCTGTGAAATTCGAATCTATGTGGGATGCTAAGGAATGGATAGAAAAGAACAAAGGTATAGCTGGTCGTCACATTTACGGTAACACAAAACATGTAGCTGGATTCATTAACGATGCATTTCCAGGTGATATCAAATTCGACCGTAATCAAATCAACGTTACAAGTTTGGATATCGAGGTGGCTTCAGATGACGGATTCCCTGAACCAGAATCTGCACTGAAAGAAGTAATTGCCATCACTATCAAAAACAATATCGACAACACCTATTATGTCTGGGGTCTGCAGGATTACAACGTAGGCTCTTCCATTATGAAAACCAATCGTGTGGTTTACTACAAATGCGAAACCGAAAAAGATCTCCTTATATCTTTTCTAAAGCATTGGTCTACCCCCTCGCAGACACCAGACGTCATCACTGGCTGGAACGTAGAGTTCTTTGACATGCCATATCTAATCAATCGGATTTACAGAATCTTTGGTCCAGATCTTGGAAAAGAAAATGCTTCTAAGCTTTCTCCATGGGGTATAGAACCCATAGAAAGAAAGATCAATCGTATGATTGGTAGGGAATCTACTTACGAAATTCAAGGTATATCTGTTATGGACTATCTTGAACTATTCAAAAAGTTTGGGTATTCATATGGAACACAAGAATCATACAAGCTGGATCACATTGCCCACGTGGTACTTGGTGAAAACAAACTATCCTATGAAGAGTATGGATCACTTCATACTCTTTACAAAAGTGATCATCAAAAGTTTATAGACTATAACATCAAAGACGTAGAACTTGTGGATCGATTAGAAGATAAGCTTGGACTCATTACTTTGGCAATCACAATTGCTTATCGTGGTGGTGTAAACTACAAAGAAACATTTGGTACTACTTCAATATGGGACTCAATTATCTTTAGGGATCTTTGGTCACAAAACGTTGTGGTTCCATTTGCAGAAGAAAAGAAGAGAACCCCATATCCTGGTGGTTATGTAAAAGAACCCCAAGTTGGTATGCATGATTGGGTGGTTTCTTTCGACCTTAACTCTCTTTATCCTTCAATCATTATGCAGTACAATATGTCACCCGAAACAATTGCAGATGGTGAAATGATTACCACCGACGTGGATAAACTCTTAGAGAATCCAAAGGTGGAACTTAACGGAAAGGCATTAGGTGCAAATGGTCAATTCTTTAACGTGGATCAAAAAGGTGTTCTTCCAAAGATCATCGATGAGATGTACAGTGAAAGGGTAACCATTAAAAAGGCCATGCTTAAATCACAGAAAGAACTACAAAAGGTAGACAAAAATGATAAACAAAAACTTTACCAGATTGAAAGGGATATTGCTATCAATGAAAACAGACAAATGGCAATTAAAATCCTTCTTAATTCTCTTTATGGTGCTTTGGGCAACCAGTACTTCAGATTCTTCGATCAACGAATCGCAGAAGCTATTACATTATCCGGACAACTTATTATTCGATGGGCCGAACGGGCTATTAACACCTACCTCAATAAGGTGCTCAAAACTGAATCAGATTACGTATTGGCCATTGACACAGACTCCTTGTATGTTAACCTAGGACCACTAGTCAAAGCGGTCAATCCTGAAAGTCCAGTTGACTTTTTGGATAAGGTTGCACAAGAAAAACTAGAACCAGTTCTTGCAGAATCATATGATGAACTTTTCACCTTACTTGGTGGGATAGAAAATCGTATGGGAATGAAACGGGAAGCTATTGCAGATCGTGGGATTTGGACAGCTAAAAAGCGATACATCCTAAACGTGTTGGATAACGAAGGTGTCCGATATGCTAATCCCAAAATTAAAGTAATAGGTATCGAAGCTACCAAATCTTCCACGCCTGCGCCCGTACGTGAAGCACTAAAAGAAATATTTAAAGTTATCGTTTCTGGTAATGAATCAAAAGTTCAAACAGCTATTAGTCAATTCAAAGACTATTTCAACACTTTACCCCCTCATGAAATAGCATTTCCTCGTGGGGTATCAAACTTAACTCAGTATAGGGATTCAGCTACAATCTATTCTAAAGGTACACCAATTCATGTTCGTGGATCTTTGCTATACAATCATGAGATCAAAGACAAAGCTTTAGAAAAGCTTCACAGTTTAATTAACAACGGGGATAAGATTAAATTCATCTATCTTAAAACCCCAAATCCAATCAAAGAAAATGTTATTGCCTTTCCGGACTTCTTACCGAAGGAATTGGGATTGGAAAAATATGTGGACTATGAATTACAATTTAAGAAAACATTCTTGGACGTGATTGATCCTATCCTAAATGCGATAGGTTGGTCATCTGAAAAGATATCTACATTGGAGGACTTTTTT